AATAAACGTAGTAGTAGAAGGCTACAATCATAATACCCGTAACCATTGGAAACTTGTAACAGATGGCAGTCTTTGCGGAAATAACACTTTTGAGCTTGTCTCTCCGGTACTCGAAGGAGAAGCCGGTTTAAAAGAACTCGAAAAAGTCTGCTGGGTGCTTGATTATTGCGATGTAAAAGTAAACGATAGCTGCGGGCTTCACATCCACATGGATGCAATTAACTTCACAATGGCTACTTGGAAAAACCTAGCCCTTACCTATAAAAATATAGAAATGGTAATTGATGCTTTCATGCCGAATTCACGCCGTAACAATACCTACTGCAAAGGATTACGCCACATAACAGAACGCGAGATACTTAGCGCAAACAGCTTGACGGATTTAAGACGCGCTTTTAATAACGACCGATATCATAAGCTGAACCTTGAATCTTATTCCCGCCATAATACTGTAGAATTCAGACAACATTCCGGTACCACGAATTTCACAAAGATGGAAAATTGGATACGGTTTATAGCCAACATGATTACCTTTGCCGAACAAACAATGGTAACCAACGGGACAACATTGGTAAATTTGCCTTTCCTGACGGATGACCAAAAAACATATTTCAAATTAAGAACAAAAAAACTTAGCAGATAATGAATAATACAATTTACTTCTTGCAGGATGGCGGTACAATTACCGCTGCCTGCGCAACAGAATTTGTTACTAAACTTCGTGAGGGCAGTCGTTTTGATTCAGAACATACAGATCAGGAATATATGTACCGTTTTGCCGACCGTTACCATGACCAAACGGGAAAGATTATCCGAGCTGATTCGCCGGATCATTTCCTTGAGGATTTAATAGGATTCGGATATGTAACTGTTAAATAATTATTATGATAATGATTTTATTATCAAATAATTGTTTTTATGATAATAAAATTATTATCTTTGTATCGTCAATCAAAAGAAGAGCTCTTTGAATGAATGATGAAGAAGCGCTAAAAGCGCGAGAAGCTGAGTTATTAGAAAATCTCAACTTCTTCCTGATGAACTATCGCCGGCTCATTGCGAACGGTTATAGGAAACAGGTGTTGGATGATGAAATTAAGCTGATTCAGCTTGAGCTGGAAAGACTTAAAGGAGTCACTTAACAGAAAGAAGGTTCACCGACTAGCTACCGGTGAACCTATCTTCATTAAAAAAATGGTTATTTAAATAGTGATATTATGGGAGTAAAAGAGGATTATTTCAGACTGAAGGAACAATGGATAAAAGCTCGCGGTGATGAACGCGATGCTGCCCAGCGTGAACTTGATGCTTTCTTCGATTCCCTGTCGGAATCGGACAAAGAGTTGGTAAATGAAGCCGTGAGTGAGGATTTTGCCCGGATCCACAAAAAAATAGATGAAGCTAAAGCTCTGAAAAGGGAGATTGAAGTCCGCCGTATTTTAGCTGATACCCTGCCGTTCATTTCTGTATCCGAATTTGCAAAGCAATATTTCGGAAAGTCCTGGTTGCACCAACGGATTAATGGTAATGAAGTGCATGGGAAGAGGGCATCATTTACTTCGGAGGAGATGAATACATTGGCAAGTGCATTAAAAGATGTGGCTAATAGGTTGACTAAAGCTGCTTCTGCATTTACTCATTAAACTAAATATTAAGATTATGAATAATAAGGATAACTTCGTAGGATAGATTGCGTTCAAAATACTTTCAATTGAAAAAGGTTTCCACAAGTTGGAAGCCTTTTTTTATTACTGTATATTCCATATTAATGGAATATATTTTATGAATCATAGCTTCAAATATAAAAAAATGTTACCTTTGTAATACCCAATAAAAACCAAACATCATCTCCTCATGTCATGTAATCCGTAAACAATCGGATTCTGGATGGTTCCAGTGGGTGCATGGCATGAGGAGTTGATTTTATTACTTATGGAATACACGGAAAATCAAATTATTGATATAATATTAAAGGATTTATACTCTGCAGGAAGTTATTCTCAATATCTTGATTCGAAGAAAAGAGAAATCAGTACGGAAATGCAAACCAAAGAACTAACCAAACATAATATAAGGCTCAATAATTGGAAATTATCCATTGCGTTGATTGCTGCTATTATATCATTAATTGTTTCCATTTTTGCAATATTAAAAAGTTCAAATACAATCGAAAGGTTAAGAGAGCTATTTCATCAGAATGGAATTAAAGATGTAACTCATTGGTTTTGATACAAAAATAAGAATATTAATTAAAAAAACACGCATCATGAAAAAAGTATTGCTATTTACGTCTTTGTTTATTCTCATTGTTTTGACCTCTTGTTCCAAAGAAGACAATGAAAGGTATTGTTGGAAGTTTACGGTAAAACAGACAACAAGTGTTTCTCCAGCAATGAGTGGATATCCTAAAACGGTAACATCTACCTCTACACAATGTGATCTTACCGAATCAGAAGCGGATGAAGTAGTTGAAAAACTAACTACAACCTCTACTTCTTCAACCAATGGATATAAAATTACAGTTAAAACCACTGTTACCAAAACGAGAACTGATAAAAAAGATAATTCTGAAGATAAAGAAACGGGAATAAGAGTCCCTACTGGAAGATAAATTGAAATCACTAAAGATATATATTATGAAAAAAGCATTATTTCTTTTAGTCAGCATGTTCATATTTGCATCATGCGCAACTTATCAACCAGCTCCGAAATCTTTCATTAGCATGATTGATTATTCAACCTTTACCAAACAGGGCATCTACGTAACTGAATCAAACTCTGTTAACTTCGATTATGAAGCCATAGGAAGTATTTGTGTTGAAGAACTTGGAGGTTGGGTTTCAAAGAAAAAATCGGAATATTCCGATCCAAAAGAACAATATTATATAGGTTCTGGCATGAGTAATAAAGTTTATATTAAACCGGATATTCAAGAAGCATTTAAAAAATTAATGGATAAGCTGTCACAGTCAGGCGCTAATGGTTTAATCAATATGAGGATAGAATTCACTACGGAGTTAGACCTTACAAGTAAATTGACCATTGATAAAATCATAGTTAGCGGTATGGCTATTAAACGATAAACTTAACAAAATCCCCGCTAAAATAGGCAGGGATTTTGTTGTAATATAAATATTTTTGCATTATATATCATTAAATTCCAATATAAGAGCTACATTTGCAATGCCCGAAATTTAACAAGCAATATGGATCCCTTTTCATTACGTAATCCGTAAAACCGGATTAAGGTATAGTTAAACCTTTGGGCACGTAATGATAAGGGATTCGCCATCTAATATAATGGAAATTATCATCATATTGTTGATAGTAGTTATTACTATACTCGGAATCAAAAAAATAAGTTCAAGTAATAAAAAAGAAACTTCCAAATCTTCATATAAGGATTATGATATTTCTAAACGTTCATCACCTCATCCCAATGATACGCCTTTGGGATATCCTCATTCCAATACATCAAAAAACAAAAAAGTCTGGAAAAGTGATTATGTAGAAAAAATACAGACACAATTAGATGTGTTATCCAAGCTTCCACATGATAGTACACAAGAAAAGGGAAAATATTTATTTTTTGATACGGAAACTACAGGTCTTCCAAGAAAAAGAGATGCCTTTCCTGAAGATTTTTCGAATTGGCCCTATATTGTCGAAATAGCATGGTTGTTAGTCGATGAAGAAGGTCTACAAGTATCTGGCGGGCATTATATCGTTAAGCAAAAGGTATCGATTCCGCAAAAAGCCACCGAAATTCATCACATAACAACAGAGAAAATGCTTTCTGAAGGAATAGATCCTAAAGAAGTTTACACTGATTTTTTGGAAAGCGTTAATAATGCAGACTACATTGTAGCCCATAATATTGAATTTGACGAACCAATTATTGAATGCGAATTGCTTCGTAATGGATTCGATAAAGCATTATCAAGCAAAAAACATTTCTGTACAATGAAAGCAGGAAAAGACTTCTGTACGGTATATAGCAGCTCTGGAAGTATTAAGAATCCTAAGCTTTCAGAGCTTTTCGGAAGTTTATATTTTGATAATCCGTATCTGACAATTGAGGGATTACACAATGCCTTATCCGATACTTTAATGCTCTACCGCTGTTTTATGAAAATGAAAGAAATAGAGCCACATCTGCTTGATGAAAAAATAGATATAAATGTTATGGCTCAAGTGCAATATTCAAAATCTGATATTCCGGATTTCAGCATGGAGAATCAGCTACCAATGATTTCTGAAGAAGATTTATTCAGTTACTTTGGAGATAGCTTATTTAATGGAAGCCAAGTGCTGGTAACAGGAGTGGATAGCGAAGATAAAGAAAACTATTGGAAGATGATTACTGATTTAAACGGAAAAGTAGTGAAATCAGTCACTAAAAACTTAGCAATTGTCGTACTTGGCCCAACTCCGGGTTGGAAAAAATTAGAAGCTATAAATCAAAAAATCCAAAATGGAGAGAAAATCATAGGCATAACTGATATTCAATTAGAACTTTTATATAAACATTCCATGAATTGATTTTATTCTATTGCTTTAACATCTTCTCCCACTTTACTTTGGCAGGGAGTTTATTTTAAAATAAAGTTTCGTAAAACGTACCTTTTATGAAACTTTATTCATATATTTGCATTGTCAAAACACTTACGGAGTGTATCCGTATCGCAGAGCGCGGTTAATGCTCAAATATTGATTGGGCTTTTTTTATGCCCTAATTTATTGATATACGGTTGCCTTTCCCATTACTATTTTGCTCTACGAGCGGAACCTGTAAGTGTTTTGACGAACTCGGGAAATGGCAGCCGTTTTTTACTGCCTACAATGTCAAAACACTTACAGTATGAAAAAACAAACAGTAACGCTTCCCATTCCAGAAGCAAAAGAATCAGCCTTTAATTTATGGCTAAGAAAAGAAGCAAAGCTTCACACCCTTTGCTTAGGTCGTTCAATCAGCAACGCCACTGTTCTCCGAATTATCCATGCCGAAATAGCTGGATTATTCATAGTGTTCTCTCCATCAGCCGGAGTCATTCCTTGCCTAATATGCTGTACATGGTTCATTGTTTCACTTTATCTTTGCAAGAAAGGAGGTATGAAATGAGTAAACTGAGGTTTAGAGTCGAAAAATCTTCTTATTATTCTGGAGGAAAGAAAGAAAATGAAGAATTTACTATTTATGGATATGGCGATATGCTTTGTTCCGGAGTACGTGAAGATATTGAGGAATTATACGAACAATTAACCATGGCATTAAACGATCATAAGGAGACAAAAAATGAAAAAGCAGCAAAATAACTCGTCAGAAGAAAATAAAGACGAAAAAATAACTGATATAAGTATTTACATAGCAGCATTGCAGGCTACCTACAAGCCTGCACCCGATGTCCGCCACACCACCCATTGGTTCACTACCAATGAAGTATACGATGCCATCAAGCAGTTAGATCCGTCAGCCGATATCTCCAAAGAACAGATATTTCGGGCTATGACCGAAGCCGGCTTCTCTTTCCGTGTTCGTCCGGGAGCTTCCGGGTGTGATTTTCGTTGGATGCTTACAGAAAAGTAAATTAGAGTATGGGGAGGTTTATTCCTCCCTATTCCTTGTCCTTCTTTATACTTTCTGCAATAGATACTTTTGAAGAAAAATAAAAAACTATGGTAACAGACGAACTCATCCGCAAACAATTCATCCACCAGATACTCCGTCGGGATGCTGCTTTTATTTATGAGACTCAAGCAAATGTCGTCCGTCAGAATTTCACGAACGAGCGTGCCAAGGCATTAGCTAGTTTTCTCGCCTCACGTCCATTTTCCCTTTCAGGAGATGGATTAAGGCCAAATTACTATTTTAACATCTTTCCTTATCTTCGTTTCTTAGATATCAAGTACAGTAACCAGGATGCTGGGCTTCGTAGTCGTTTGGCACTTTATAACCGTGTTGTATGGGGGCGTTTATACCATGAAACGATCTCTGATCTCAAATATGGTTTAAGCAAAGATATTTATGATTCTATTAAGGAAAGATTAGAGAAAATGAATCCCGAAAAGCTTTGATTATCAAAATAAAATATATATATTTGAAAATATAAAAACATTGCATTATGCTCATTGCTATTATTAATATCGTATTATGCGTGATATTTGTTCCTTTGCTTACTCTCAAATGGAAAAAGGCGCAACGCTTCATGGCATTTCTTATATCACTTTTTATAACTCCGTTCTTAGGAATTCCACTCGTACGATTACTTTTACATATGGTTGGCGAGACGCCTCAATCTGAATAATTGTCCTTTCATTCTATACCATATACTGCTACTTTCGTGATTAATCACAATAAAGTAGCAGTTTTTTTATGGGTAAATCAAAATTGTCGGAAGATCACATTAATTGGATACTTTCTCTTGACGCCAGCAATGCTGACAAAGAAATACATAAGCTCACAGTTCGTAATAATGAGCTCAAACAGAGCAATAAGGAAATAAGTAAATCTCTTCGTGAGGTAGAAATTCGTTTAGGTAAAGACAGTAAAGAATATAAAAATCTTTCTGCTGAATTAAATAAAAACAATAACAAGCTAGTAAAAAACAGAGAGGCTCTCAAACGATTAGAAAATCAACAAGATGTAAATGCTCTGTCTATGACTAGCCTTAAACGTCGGGCACAAGATTTACAAAAGCAACTTGATAATACCTCAAAATCTATTCATCCAGAAACGTATGCAAAGTTAGATACAGAACTTAACAAAGTTAAGTCTAGAATGGGTGAACTCAAGCAACAAGGTGATCAGATTAATATTTCAATGAAAAATGTAGTGAAAGGAGGTATTGCTGCATTAATAGGGAATATGATAACTAAGGTTGTCAATTGGGGTGGAGAGCTTCTTAATAAAGCAAAAGAATTTATTAATGAAAGTATTGATATGGCAGCTAAGGCCGATGGTGTCCAAAAAGCATTTAAATCACTTGATGATCCGGGATTATTAAGTAATCTGCGTAAAAGTACCAAAGGAACTGTCAACGATTTGGAACTAATGAAAGCTGCGGTACAAGCAAAAGATTTTCGTATTCCTCTACAAGATTTGGGCAAATATCTTCAATTCGCTCAATTGAAAGCGCAGCAGACTGGACAATCTGTAGAATATATGACACAATCTATTGTTACGGGGCTAGGACGTAAATCTGTGATGATTCTTGATAATCTAGGGTTATCTGCTGCCGAAATCAATGAACAGGTCGCTAAGACCGGTGACTTTATGGCTGCAGTCGCTACAATTGTTGATAAACAATTAGCTGCTGCAGGCGATAGTTATGTGTCGGCTGCCGATCGTATGCAACAACGAACGGTGCTACTTGAAAATGCAAAGCTGAAGTTAGGTAACCGCCTGTCTTGGCTACATGATAAATATATAGATTTTACATCTAAAGTGCTAAAAGGAGCTATATCAATGATGGATACAGCCACTGAAAAGTATGAAGAGCAAAGAGAAAAAACTGTAAGTTTAGCAGCGACTCTCCCTGATTTGGTCTCTCAATATAATGAACTAAAATCAAAGTCTAAACTTTCTAAAGAAGAACAAGAAAAGCTGAATTCAATTATTGTGTCTATTACGTCATCCGTACCAGGTGCTGCCATGGCATTTGATTCTTATGGAAATGCAATCGAAATATCAACAGATAAGGTTAATGAGTTTATTAAATCTCAAAAAGCTTTATTCATATATCAACATCAAAATGCTATTGCTGAAACTGAAGAAAATCTAAAAAAATACAGGAAAGAGTATGAAAATCTATTAGCAATATATAAACAGGGTGGTAAAGCGGTTTGGCGTTCCAATGGTATGTTTCAACCTTTGACAATGACCATTGACAAATCTTCTCTTAAAGAAGTCAAGGCAGATATAGAAAAATATGGTGCATTAATAAAAGGAGCAGAGCTTGAGTTAGAACGATTAAAGGGTGATTCTTTGGAGAAAGCGATAAAAGAGAATCAGCAACGTTCTGAAATGCAAAAGCAATTCATAAAGATGAATAAAGTTCAATTGGATGCTTGGCTTAAAGATGAGAAGAATGCGGCTAGTCAATATCGCGAATTAGCCCAACAAATACGTGATTCCAAAACAGAGACATCTAATGATAAATCCGATCCAAATCAGGTTGCACTAAAAAATATGGATTCAGCTCATGCTGAAGAATTGAATAAGATCCGTCTCCATGGCCAAGAAAAACAGAAAACAGAATCTGAAATCAATATTGAAATATTGCAATCAGACAGAAACTTTTATGCCAAGCGTATTATTGAACTTGAAAAATTCAAGAAAAAAGAGAAAAAATCCAGTAAACGAGCTGAATATGAAAAACAGATAGTAGAATCGAAAACTAAACTTCTTAATACCGAGGTCTCTTTGGAAAAAGAGGCAGTAGCTGCTATCTCAAAAACTCGCCAGGATGATTTAAAGAAAGAAGAAGCTGTTTCCAAAGCACAACAAATCATTCTTACTCAGAAACTGGCTAATCAAGATATTACGCAGGAGCAACATGATGCATTAATGCTTTCTTTAAACATGGCTAGTGCTGAGATGCGTTTGGCCATTGAAGAAAGATACTTGAACGACGTCAATGATCTCGAACTCAAGAATGGACAGATAAAAGTTGATGCCGTTCAGCAAGCTAATAATGCAGTCATTATTGCGGAGCAAAATGCTGCGAATTCACGTGCTGCACTTCAGACCAAAATGAATGATTTGGTAAAGGATTTCAAGAATCAATTCAAACTTACAACTGTAGATGAGGATTTACAGATGCAATTGAAGGTTCTTGAAGCCTCTTATCAAGCTCGTAAAAACTTAGCTGAAAAAGAAAATCTTGATACTACAGAGTTAGATGCTGCATATTACAGAGCTAAAGAACAAATTATTCAGGATAGCGAGAATAGGATCAATCAGATTCGTAATCAATACGGTCTTCTTAATCAGCAAGAACAATATAATTTAGAGCTGCAACAACTTAAAGATCATCTTGCTGCGGAAGAATTAACTCAGGAAGAATATGAAGAAGCCGTACAAAATTTGAAAATAAAAAGTGCGAAACAGCAATTTGATTATTATTCAAATTTGATGGGAGGTGCTGTTCAGGCTCTTCAACAGGCAGAGATGGATAACATTGATGCCAAATATGATGTTGAGATTGAAGCTGCAAAAGGCAATGCTGAAGAAGTAGAACGTTTGGAGAATGAAAAAGCTCAAAAGAAACTTGATGTTCAAAAGAAGTATGCAGATGTAAATTTTGCAATAGAAGTTTCACAAATTATGGCTAATACAGCTGTCGCTATTATGCAGGCTTTCGCACAACTTGGCCCTATCGGTGGGGCTGTCGCTGCTGCATTGATGACAGTCACCGGTGCTGCACAAGTTGCAAGTGCTAATGCCGAACGTAAAAAAGTCAAGAATATGACACTTTCTGGTAGTTCATCTTCAGGAAGGGAAACCGGTACTCGTGTTGCTACAGGTAGGGAGAAAGGAGGAAAAGTTGATGTTACTCGTGCTCAAGATGGTAAACTATTCCCGGATGCTGAATATGATCCTGACGCACGCGGCTTTATTGATCGTCCCACTGTAATTGTTGGTGAAGGACCTGCAGGTAGATCAAAAGAATGGGTAGCAAGCAATGCTGCTGTAAATAATCCTACTATTGCTCCTTTCTTGCAGTTATTGGACGCTCATCAGCAGGCGGGTGATATCTCCACAATTGATTTGAATCAAATCATGCGTCAGCGTATGGCAGCCGGTTATGCTTCAGGAGGAAGTATCTCTACCCCTGTGGCAATTCCTGCAGGAAATACTACTAATTCCAATGTCGGTGAATCTGCAGTTATAGCTGAGTTGCTTGCTTTACTGTCTTTCTTAAAAGAAAATGGCATACCGGCTTACGTCGTTTTAAGTGAATTGGAAAAGAAACAAAACTTACGCGATCGATCTCGTATAATAGGTAGCAAATCATGAAAATAACAAATTTGAAATCAGGTATCCCTTATCAATTGAAACCGGGTACACAGTTGGAAGTGGAACGTACAAATCCATTTTTTAATGAATATGGTGAACAAACGCTTCCTCTAGAAATTCCTGATACTGACCAAAACAGAGTTGCTCTTGGTTATCCGGATCAACTTGGTAGTAACAAAAAACAAGCAGATATCTCTGCATTGATTGAGGATGGAGATTATTATGCTATATGCAAACAGGCGATTCTTTCCGCTCAACGTAAAGGCAATATTTCCACATCATTTTATATAAATCAAGGATCATTCTACTCATCATTACAGAAAACTGATCTTAAGACAATCTTTGAAGGTGAGGTGATTCCCGGTATTTCTACTGTAGAAGAGGGGATCGATTTCTGTAGAGCATTACGCTATAATAAAAATGACCATTTTGCTATATTTCCTATCTTGATAAAAGATGATAGCGGAGAAGCAGGAGAGGGTGATCTTACCAAATATAAATATATAAATCGTTGGGGACATTGGTTGACTGATAAAAAAGAACTGTTCATGGATGGCACAAATACAGCAAAAGAGAATGATTTTTATAATGCAGAGCCGCGAACAGAAATTATAGACGACATTGAGATTTCATTGTCAGCAGGATATTACATTTCTCCTTTTATTCGTGCATATTATGTCCTACAACGTATTTTTCAGTATTTCGGTTATACTTTGTTGGATAACTTCTTCTCGCGAACTGATCCTTTCAATAAAATGGTATTTGTTAACAATGTGGCCGATGTATTGGTTAATGGTTCAATTCTGATATCGCAGTTGGTCCCGGATGTAAAATGCAATGATATTATTAACCTGTTCCGCCACAAGTTCTGTTGTGAGTTCATTGCGGATGAAGTAGCGAAAACAGTTTCAATAGAATTGTTTTCTGATATTGTCGCTTCATCTCCGGAAGTAGATTTAACCAAGTGCTTGGTTGGAAATTATACAGTAGAATATCCGGAGACGTATAAGCAATTGAAATTGACATCGAAATTTGAAACGGAGCATGAAGTCACTGAAAACTTTGAATCATTATCTATGTTTCTCAGTAAATATCCTCAAGCCTATTTTCGGAAGAGTGAAGGTGTTTTTATAAAAAAGGGATTTAAGGGCTTTTATAATGATGATCTTAAACTAACCGAGTCGTCTACTTCATATTATGCCGGAGGCTCTTATGAGACACATGAAATCGAAATAGAAGAATGTATTCCTGATTTTCGGATATCTTCCTATGGGTTTTATTCTTTTGTTAAGTTTTTATATATTGGAAACTATCAGATGATGAATTCAAAGTTAGTCAAAAAGACTCAAGATAAGGAAGATGTTACTCCCGCAGATAATTATCTACTTTATCCGATGCTTGCCTTTCCCTATATTGATACGTTTGGTGATGCTGCTGGTACAGTGACGAATTATGAACGTTCCTGGATATCAGAAAAACGTATATTTGATTATTCATTATGTTATTATGGTGAAGATGGAATTTTTGAGAAATTTTATCGTCCCTTAGATACTCTTCTCAGAAATTCTCTACACACAGTGAGGGCTGATTTATTATTGTCAAAAACAGATAAACGGCTTTTGCCGGCGCATAAAAAATATACTTTATGCAATCAGGAAGTATTTATCAATAAGTTATCTTTTTTGATAGGTGGAGAATCTGAACCTAAGGAATCAGAATTACTCACTTTGAAGTTGTATGAACCTATTACACAATCGCCTCACTTATCCGATATAATGGTCAATTGGGAGATGAAATATTATTGGGTAGGAGGAATAGACTATACACCTATCACAGAAGAAGAATATAATTCTTCGTCATATCCTAAAAAACCTGAGATCACAGATGTTTCAAAGTATCGTTCTCCTATGGAAACACTCTATCCACCTCCACCCACAGCCGAAGATATTGGTAAGGATAAATGTCATGAAATTAAATATCTTACTAGTTTTAAAGATATAAATAGCACACAGTATACATTGGTGAGCCAATATGTTAAAGTCTCCGTTCATGAAGAATAAAATTGTCCTTTATATATATACTATATCCACATATTTTTGAACCAATAACAGAGAATCAATATGACTATTATAATCAAGCCAGGAGATTTAAACTTATCCGGGAATCTCGACAGATTTAGAATCAGTTCAGCGGAGAAAGTGGCGTTTCGTTTAAGATTAGGAAATGAATACTTGCTCTCACAAACTTATGATCCTAATCCGGAAGGAATTATTGAAATTGATGTGAAAGATGTTGTTGAGTCCCGTCTTTCATCCGTATTTCGTGATACTACTGAGATATACACCCAAACAACCTTAGTACATACCTTTGTTGCAGAAATAAATGGGACAGAGGAAACTTTCAGGGTAGTTAGGGGAGGAGTGGATCAGTTGCAAGATCCTGCCGATAACTTTCTGCGATTTAATTTTCTTACATGGCAGCCACAAACTAAAAAAGTAACTTATTATCAACCGGAATATTTAACCTACTATGCCGTTGATGATGTAAAAGTAAAAGTCAAAGCATATTTTCAGACGCTTGGAGTCACTACATCTGTTACAATTGATTATGCTACCCTTGCTGCCGGTAATGCCTATACTATACCTATGCAATACGGAGTTATTGCCGGTAAGCTTTCACACAAGTTACCGAGTTTCTATGATGTATGGATTGAAACAACCGCCGGAGCACGCTTAACTTACATACAAAGATATGTAGTATCTAATACTTTATCAGAGCAGGAGCAATGGATAATATTCGAAAATTCGTTAGGAGGTCTTGACACTTTCAGAGCTTATGGAGCGACGGATTTCTCTGGTGAACACACTCATAATATAGCCGAGATAGATGATGTTTCCTATGATTATCGGATTGATACTGAGCGCAAATTCAAAAAGAATACAGGTTATCTAGATAAGTATGAAAGGCAATGGCTATTAGATTTTTTTCCTGCGGCAAAGAAATTTATCTATACCGGTAACACAACACGTAGCATTGTCGTCCTGGAAGATGAAGTGAACTATAATTCAAGAGAATTACCGTCATCCTATACTTTTACGTACAAATATGCGGATGCTCGTCCGTTGCTGAACCTTCCTAGAACCGAGACACTGCCGGATGTTTTGGATATTGAAATACCGGATCTTGGTTCTTTTACAATACCCCCTCGGCTTATTGAATTTCCTCACCTCCCATTGTCCGAGGGGGTAATGTTTCCTGCGCAGAATCCATATTCTGAAGATTGGGGCATTGTTACTGCAGGAGGATTGACGAATTTTGTACGTGAAAGATTAGCCGTTCTTGATGATGGTACAGGTGGAGTTGGCCACTCTCACGTAAATTTTGATCTGTTGCAATTATTGAGTTATGTAGATAAATATTTACTCGTTAATAAGGAAAAAATAAAAGCCGGATTATCGGATCGAGCCACGGTTGCCGATGAATTGAAATCCGAGAACTTTTCTTCCGGAGCTTTTGGATCCGGAATGCGCTTCTATACAAAAGATGGGATTACTTATGGTGAGATAGATCAATTATTGGTGCGAATGAAAGCCATCTTTCACGAAATAGTTATTGAGAAGCTTTCACATGTAGGTGGTGAAATCGTATTATCTCCTGCCCGGATGGTCTGTATAAAGGTGGAAGGTTTAGAAGATGCTTATCGATGCTATTTCAAATCAACAGATGGAGATAAAACTATAACGAATGACTTTGTTGTTGGGGATCAGGCTAGATGTCAGACCTTCAATATTAAAACTGGTGCTCATCAAAATGTATCTAACCGGTTTTACTGGCGATTAGTAACCGGCGTTGGTGATGACTATATCGACTTGTCAATAACTGATTGCTTGGAAGGAAGTGACATACCCGCAGCTGGAGACGAAATTGTGCAACTTGGGAATCGATATCCGGAACATGAAGATAGACAAAATGCTGTCGTATTGTCATCATACGGTCCTGATGCTCCATCTTCTAAACAATATATGTATATTGATTCCTATTCCCTAGAAGGAAAGGACTGTGAAGTCACATCTCCGCATGGTAATAAATATGTTGGTGATTTCTTTTTGAAGACAGGTGATGATCTTACTACAGAATTTCAAGTCCTAAAAAACTTGATTAAAACAGAAATTCAAAATATTGAATATGTTATCAATAATGAAGATAACTATCTTAGTAATGCGAGTTTCACGGCAGATTTGGATAATTGGGTTGCTGGAAGCGAAGTTTCTGTTTTCAATGATAGTACACAATTTTTAGCTCTTAATAGCACGCTATATGCTGTAAATGAAAGTTTTTCAGGGCTTGCAAGCTATAATGGGAAATATATGCTCCGGATTAGAAATAGCTTCATTAAACAGCTTAATGAGAATATTAAAAAGATTTCTAAAAAGTCCGTATTTTATATTTCTTTTAAATATATATGCAAAGAAGAAGGTAAGCTAACTTGCGGTTTCGTTGACCAGAGATTATATAGCGTAACTGATCTCGCAACAACACGTACTCCAAAAATGTTTGAATTTTCTGGGATATGGGATGGAAGTGGAGATTTTTTGATACAATTTACGGGAGATATTTATATTTCTTTAGTTTCACTGACCAATAGACCTCTTGATGAATTTAAAGAAGAAACACGATCTTCCATTGAACAGACAAATGAACTGATCAAGACTGAGATTGCAAAAGTCACAAAAAACCTTGAGAACTATTCGACTATTGAACAAACATCGGAACATATCAAATCGGAAGTTTCTAGCTTTCAACAAGGTATTGAAAATTTAGTGCAGAATAGCGAATGTACTACTTCAGATGTTGGCAGTTGGGTTGGTAACCCCTATGTTAAAGGGTGTACAAATATGACTGTCCCCAAAACGGTTGAAATAGGTCTTGACAGGTCTACCAAGCTACTTGATACGAATTATTACTTATCATTTAAGTTTATCAATAACAATCTTTCTGCCTATATTTACTTGTCTGGTGATAGTAAAATGAACTATAAATGTCTTACATTATCTTTCGATTACTTTATAACCAGCCTTTATCCTCGTAATGCTACATTGGACACCGCTTTTGGCGTCACTGTAGAATCTGATGGAATGCTGTACGGTTCAATTTTTAGCAAGCCATTGAGTGTAATAATGGGTACATGGGCACATGCCAGTTTTACGCTTGACTATAGGGATAATGATTCTATTACAATCAATAATGCGATGTTACTGCGTTGTAATGCTGAAACAGCTACTATTCTTGTTCGGAACATCAGTTTAAGAGAGGTTTATTGTGATTTACCTTACTCCCCATCAACGATTGACCTTGCTACAAAGAGTATAGTTGAACAAACAGCAAAAAGCTGGAGTGCTAAAATACTAAACGGGCAAGATAATATCATAGCTGCAATAAATATGGATCGTTCCGGTACCCACATGTTGGGTGTCGTATCATTCGAGAGTTTTACGGCTGATTTTAAGGAAGCATATCTACAAGCGTTTGGGAATGCAAGCATGACGGCAAAAGATGATGTTGCAAGGCAGCTTGGATTTTCCAATTATCAACAATTAGCTGAAAATGCGGCTACACAGGGAAAAGCTGTTCTTATAGGCGGATATTTGAATTTAGAATTAATCGACGTGAAAACATTACTGGCAGGGGATATTATATCTGAGATGATAAGCTCTAATGGAATAAATATTGCTGGTAAATTCTTTTTTAACAAAGACTCAAAAGCATTGACTTTGGGAAATTTGAAAGTTCTTGAGTCAGGTGCTTTAGCCGGTGGTAATGCTATATTCGATGATATAGGAAAATTTTCTATGTGGCCAAGTGGAACATCGTTTGAAAACTTAAATTTTGAAAGTTTTATTATTGATCGAATCGATAAGATGACAACGATTGTTCTTGCTCCCTGCGAAGCGGGTCTGATTAATGTAGACAAAACATTTGATGTGTATTTACCGGACAAAAAAGACTTATTTGATAAAAATATTGATATTTCTTATGGATTTAGATTGACCATTATTGCTTCGGGAAAACTCCTTAGTAATTTGGGTGAAACGAGTACTTCCCTAATCAGATATAAAATAAAATGTAGGTCTGATGAGCGGTATGGTATTCCTGTACCGGAATATGGGCTTTCTCCAATATCCAGTAAAACCTATATAAGAGATAATGATTATAAAGTAATCGATAGTATAGGGATGGCGCAGGGAGATGTTCTTGAACTCTATTTTTGTTATGGAGATTATTATTTTGTAAATCGCAGTAATTAATATGGCACTTGAATTAACACAAGAGGAATTAAGAGAATTAGCAATTAGAGTGGCACCTATCATTCAATCATCTGCATTGGATGTCGGCTTGGTGCCTGTTAGTAATTCTTTTGAAGGAGTGACTACACTTCCTGTCATCAGTAGAGTAGGAGGAATAACCAAACTTGTGCGTGTTCCAATAAACTGGTTATACGGCGGACCGAAAGGTGATCCGTTTACTTATGAAGACTTTACTCCGGAACAATTAAAATCTTTGGAGGGAAGACCCGGTACGACATGGGTTCCTCTTGTTGATGAAGAAGGGTATTTATCATGGAGCAATACTAAAGATACACCGCCTTCATCTGTCTATATTAAAGGACCAAAAGGCGATCCTTTCACTTATGACGATTTTACTCCGGAACAGCTAGAAGCTCTGAAAGGAAATCCAGGGAAGACGTGGTTTCCAAAACTCGATAAACTAGGTAACTTGTCATGGGTTCTTAGTGATGCTTTGATTAATTCGGAAGTCATCAATATTCGTGGAGAAAAGGGAGATACGCCTTTTGTTTCTTTGAGTAACGATTACTTCCTGACAGTAGATGGTATTAAGGTAGGTAATTCCCTCAAGGGTGCTACCGGAGCAAATGGAATTGACGGAAAAACACCTGTCGTTTCCCTGAGTAGCGATCATTTCCTGATGGTAGATGGTACTAAAGTAGGTACTTCTCTCAAGGGTGCTACCGGAGCAAATGGAATTGATGGAAAAACACCTGTCGTTTCCTTGAGTAGCGATCATTTCTTGATGGTAGATGGTATTAAAGTGGGTACTTCCCTTAAGGGTGCTACCGGAGCAAATGGAATTGACGGAAAAACACCTGCTGTTTCCCTGAGCAGCGATTATTTCCTTACAGTTGATGGTACTAAAGTTGGTACCTCCCTCAAAGGTGCTACCGGAGCCACTGGCGCAAAAGGTGATAAAGGAGACCAAGGCATTCAAGGTATACAGGGAATTGCCGGAAAAAGCCCTGTTGTTTCCCTGAGTAGCGACTACTTCCTTACCGTGGACGGAACTAAGGTTGGTGCTTCTCTCAAGGGTGCTGCCGGAGCAAATGGAATTGATGGAAAAACACCTGTCGTTTCCCTGAGCAGCGATTATTTCCTTACAGTCGATGGTACTAAAGTGGGTTCATCTCTTAAAGGTGCAACCGGAGCCACTGGCGCAAAAGGTGATACTCCTTCACTTTCACTTAGTAGCGATTACCGCCTCATGGTAAACGGTGTTGCGGTTGGAAGTTCTCTGCGTGGTCCTCAAGGTAATCCTGGTAGTGATGCTACGGTAACGGCTGATGCGGTTAGGGTAGCAATTGCAAGTCTTGGAGCTGATTTGCACGCTACTGAAACGTCAAGCAAAACCGGTATTAATCTAAGCCAATCTTTTTGTTCAAACATCTGTTATTCATCAAGTTCAGTTCTCATACCTGTGGCGTCAGCTTCAAAAATGGGACTGATGACATCTACTGACAAGACTAGATTGGATACAGTATATGGTTGGGGAAATCATGCATCGGCTAACTATGTCCAGAATAATGGTTATGCGGTACTTAAAGATATTATGCCTGAATTGAATAATACGTATGTACTCGGTACACCAAGCTATAGATGGGATGATTTTTATTGCAATATGATACACATGAATCATAATGTACCACTACACATGGGGACTAGTGCTTCTTACAGGGGAAGTATAGGCTATGATTATTCATCTGATATACTCTGTTTTTCTACTACGAAAACGAGTATGCGATTTTATGTGAACAGGCCAAGTAAAGATAGTTTTTCTTCATTTTCAACGGAAACACCTGCTGTAGATATCAGTGCTACGGGTGTATCCATATATGCAGGTACGGGAAATTATGCTACCAGTCAATGGGGAGGATTTAATGTTTTTCATACTTTAAATGGAACAACGGGGCGTTGTTCTGTGTATTCAGATGGTAATAATCATAGTATGGTATTTAAAGCTTATTATACTGGTGCTGGTATGATATGGATTGCTGGGGGAGAAAATAATAGAATGGAATTTAAGAGCGGTAATCTTTCCATTACTGGTTCTTTTTCTGGTAGCAATATTTCAGATCCTCGTCTAAAAAAGAACATAACCAAAGTAACCGGTGCTAT